AAGGGTAAAGGCAGCAGCAAAAAGAAAATTTAAGGTCTATCCGAGTGCATACGCAAACGGATGGTTAGTAAAAACATATAAGCAACGAGGCGGTAGATACCGAATGGGCGTTGCAAGGAAAAAGAAATAATGATAAATTGGTTTAAAACTAAACTAACTCAAATATTAAATATAGTCACAGGGAAAGATAAGAACTGGGACGGGTCAGTAGACATCAAGGATAAATTGATAGAAGCTGAGCAAAAAGTAAAAAATGGAAGCTAAACTTTTAAAAGATGGAAAATTCACACTAATACAAAAAGATGGACACACAGATGCTGCATCTGTAATGAAATCTTGTAAGACAATTATTTCACACTGTGAAATGATTATGAATAATCTTACAGACCCAGAAGCAAATTTACCTACTTGGTTTACAAATAAAATAGCAATTTCAGAATATGAAGTAGTCTCAGCCGCAAATTATATTGCAGATGGGGATATGGATCATTCAGATGGCTAAACCTAAAGGCGGATTAAGTAAGTGGTTCAAAGAAAAATGGGTAGATATATCAAGACCTAAGAAGAAAGGCAAGTATCAACCATGTGGAAGAGGAAAAGCAAAAACATCGAGAAAAGGATACCCAAAGTGTGTTCCTTTAGCTCGTGCAAGAACAATGAGCAAAGCTCAGAAAAGGTCGGCAGTTCGCCGTAAGAGGGCAGTACCTCAAGGCGTTGGTGGAAGACCCACTAACGTACGTACTTTTACTAAACGGAGACGTCGAAAGAAGAAGTAAACTATGAATACTCTAACTCAAGAAATTGAAAAAGTATTGAATTTATCACAACGATTAAAGAAAGCAGTCCAACTGGAATTAGAGTACGGTTGCAACCTGCAAAAACTATTAAATTTACCGAGAACCCCAAACAACGAGGTTCTCATTAACAGGCTAATAAGCCAAAGTACTCGTTAAGAGTAGATAGGAATTAAAAATGGCAAGACAAGGCGGATTTTTAAGCGGACCAAGTGTCCACTCAACTTCCAAGCTAAGAAAGCATGTATTGAAAAGAGGTTTAACTCGTGATCTAAATGCAGCAGCTGGAACTTATGTAAACACCAAGTCACCAATGTCCACACCAGGTGGATTTTATGGTGCAGCACCAAAAGCAGTAGGACCAAGATTCGGTAAAACAATCAATCCTAAGAAAGCAAGATTTGGAAAGAAAACACCTTCTACTTTATTGACGAGAAGGAGAAGAAGATAATATCTTAGAACGAATCAATAAAATTATGAAGTCGGGCAGACTCGACAAAGTAGTAAAGATTTCTTTACTAATAGGGATTAAAAATGGCACTAACAGACGCAGAAAAGGGACGGCTCAAAAGAGCAGGACTTAGCGGACTAAACAAACCTAAGAAGACCCCAAGCCACAAAACTAAGAAAGCAGTAGTTGCTGTAAGAGTTGGTGGCAAAGTAAAGATTATTAGGTTTGGAGCCCAAGGTATGGGACACAACTATAGTCCAGAAGCAAGAAAGAGTTTCAAAGCGCGACACGCAAAGAACATTAGAAAGGGAAAATCTTCAGCAGCTTACTGGGCAAACAAAGTTTTCTGGGCAGGCCCAGGAGGCTCAAGAAAGAGACCACCAAAGTCTCAAAAAAGAACATTAGGATTAAAACGAAGGAGAAAATAATGACAACTGCAAACGGAACACGACTATGGCTTGAGGAAGGTATAGTACATGCAGGAAAATTACTACAGGATTTGATAAAAGCAGAGGAGTTTAGAACTCTATCCCCAGCGGAAAAGAAAATTAAACAAGTATCTGCTACTTATTGTTACCTGTATACTAAATTAAAAGAGTTAGACCTTCTAATAGACGATGACGACAACTTATTTCCAGACGAGACATTACATTGATAGAAATTAGCCGTACAGATATAGTTAGTAACTATTTAATGGACTTGGAACAACAGTCACGATTCATAAAGCTCCCTATAATGGAGTATCTTGAATTATTAGGTATAGAGCCTAATACGTCGCAGAGAGCAATTATAAATGCTATAAATAATCCAAAATATCGTTTTGTATGTGCGGCTATTTCACGTCGTCAAGGCAAAACGTATATTTCAAACATAATAGGACAGTTAGTATGTTTAGTTCCTAACAGTCATGTACTATTAATGTCTCCTAACTATTCATTATCTCAAATATCATTTGACTTACAAAGAAACTTGATCAAGCACTTCGACCTAGAAGTGCTTAGAGATAATGCAAAAGATAAAGTTATTGAACTATCTAACAATTCTACTATAAGAATGGGTTCTATCAATCAGGTAGACTCAGTTGTTGGTAGAAGTTATGACTTAATCATATTCGATGAAGCAGCTCTAACAGATGGAAGAGATGCTTTCAATGTCGCACTAAGACCTACCCTCGACAAAGAAAACTCAAAAGCAATCTTTATATCTACTCCAAGGGGTAGGAATAATTACTTTGCAGAATTTTATTACAGAGGATTTAGTGAAGAGTTTCCAGAGTGGTGCTCAGTAAAAGCAACTTACCACGAGAACCCTCGTGTAGCAGAATCAGATATTATAGAAGCTAAAAAGACAATGTCTGAGAATGAATTTGCCCAAGAGTACATGGCAGACTTTAATGTTTACGAAGGTCAAGTATGGGCATTCAACCACGAGCAATGTATAGCAGACTTGTCTGAAATAGATGTAAGTAATATGGATGTATTCGCAGGACTAGACGTAGGATATAAAGACCCTACAGCTTTTTGCGTTATAGCATATGACTGGGATGAACAAAAATACTATCTTATAGATGAGTATATGGACTCCGAAAAAACAACAGAACAACATGCAGTACAGATTCAAAAATTAATTCATAAATGGGATATTGATTATATTTATATTGACTCTGCAGCTCAACAAACAAGATACGACTTTGCACAAAATTATGATATCAGTACTATAAATGCTAAGAAATCCGTACTAGACGGAATTGGACATGTAGCTAATGTAGTAGATAACGATGGGATAATTATAAATCAAACTTGCAAAGAAGCACTTATCTCATTGGACCAGTATCAATGGGACCCTAACCCTAATTTATTAAAAGAGAAACCAAAGCACAACATGGCATCCCATATGGCCGATGCTATGCGATACGCGTTATACACATTTGAAACATCAGCCACAACGTTCTAGTAAGACCTGTAAAAAACAGTTCTTGACATTTGCTGTATGTTTTTGGTATAATTCTAATTAAGAGTAGAAATATGAATTTCAAAAGAGATTTAGTTAAATACGTACGAGATAAAGCGAAATCACAATATAATAAATCAAGCAATTGTTTTATATGTGATTCCACTGAACAGTTAGATTTTCATCACTATCACGGGCTTACAGAACTACTAGAAACTTGGATAAAAAAGAAAAAATTAATTATTAAAAATGAACAAGAAATACTAGAGATTCGAGAAGCCTTCATTGATGAACATCAGAAAGAACTTTATGAAGATACAGTCACACTTTGCCATAGTCACCATATGAAGTTACACTCAATATATGGTAAAAGACCCAAGTTGATACACGCAGAGAAACAAAAACGATGGGTCGAGAAACAGAGAGATAAATATGGCATGGTATGATAGATTCTTAGGAGGAAATAGCGAGGAAAAACTAAATCCTTCGCAATACGTTATTTCTAGAAATGAAGGAATGACTGTCGACTCTCGTGAAATTGTAACAAATTATAGAAACGCTTACGAGCAACTAGAAATTGTTAACCGTGCAGTAAATATGATTGTTGACGATGTAGCAGAGATACCTTTTGCAGTCGGAGAAAAAGTACTAGGTACTACTAATGTTGTAAAGAATATTCGTAGATCTAAGGTTGATTTATTACTTAATAAAGAGCCTAACCCGTTTCAAGATGTAAGTACTTTTAAAAGAAATCTTATAATTGATTTACTTATAGATGGAAATATATTTATTTACTTTGATGGAGCGCATATGTATCATTTGCCTGCTGACAAGATAACTATCCATACTGACGACAAAACATATATAGAAAGATTTTCATATGATAACTCAATAGATTACAGCCCGAATGAAATTATACACATAAAAGAAAATAGTTTTAATTCAATTTACAGAGGTGTACCAAGACTAAAACCAGCATATAGAACTATGCAGTTACTCTCTAGTATGAGAAACTTCCAGGATAACTTCTTCAAGAATGGAGCAGTTCCAGGATTAGTACTTAAGTCACCAAACACTCTTTCAGAGAAAGTAAAAGAAAGAATGATGAGAGCTTGGAGTATTAGATATAATCCAACAACAGGAGGCAAAAGACCTCTTATACTTGATGGCGGATTAGAAGTAGACGCTTTATCAAAAATTAACTTTAAAGAGTTAGACTTTGCAGAATCAATCAAATCAAATGAAAGAATTATTCTCGAAGCAATGGGCATACCACCAATTCTAATGGACGGTGGTAACAATGCAAACATTAGACCTAATCATAGATTGTACTACTTAGAGACAGTACTACCAGTAGTTAAGAAACTGGGATATGCATTAGAAAGATTTTTTGGTTTTTCACTAAATGAAGATGTAACAGGTATTCCTGCTTTACAACCAGAATTGAGAGACCAGGCAGCATACTATGCTACTCTAGTTAACACGGGTATATTAAGTGCTAACGAAGCAAGAGAAGCATTAGGAAAAGAACCTGTAGACGGATTTGACGAGCCAAGAGTACCTGCAAATATAGCAGGCTCAGCCGTAAACCCGGAACAAGGAGGTAGACCTGAAGAGGCTGCCCCAAGCGAGGAAGAATAATTATGACAAAAGATATGATGGTAAAGGCTCTTTCTGAGTACTTTAAAAAAGAAGGTGAAGTAATGGGCTTACCTACTTATAAGGCAAAAGGGAATGATGTTCCTGTTAAAGACTACTTATTAAGAAGAGCATTTGGTTCTTGGAGTAGAGTACTTAGCGTAGTCTCAAAAAGATACCCAGTAGACGTAATAGTCACCCCAGAAATAAAAGAAGCACCTGCTGAGAAAAAAGCACCTGCTAAGAAAGTGGAGAAAAAAGATGTCAAGTAAAATTTATCATTGGACTAGCACTTTCAAATCATTAGGTGAAACTGATGATGGCGGTATAGATATTAAAGGTTCTGCAAGTACAAATGGTATTGACAGAGCTGGAGATATTATTGAAAGCGATGCATGGACAAAAGGTGGATTAGAGAATTTCAAAAACAATCCAATCATTTTGTTTAATCACAACTACGACAAACCAATTGGTCGTGCAAAAGATTTAAAAGTTACAGAAAACGGTTTAGAAATATCTGCAAAGATATCAAAAGCTGCTGGAGATGTAACACAATTAATTAAAGACGGTGTCCTTGGAGCTTTTTCTGTCGGTTTCAAAGTCAAGGAAGCCGATTATATGACAGAAACCGATGGATACAAAATAAAGGACGCGGAACTTTTTGAAGTCTCTGTAGTATCAGTACCTTGCAACCAAGGGGCAACCTTTGGCTTAAGCAAGTCATTTGATAGTATGGAAGATTACAACAAGTATAAGCAAACTTTTTATAAGGCTAACCCAGCAGAATCAGCAGACGCTGTTAATGTTGAGCAGCCAAGAAGGGAGGAATCCCATAACATGGAGACAAATATGTCAAAAGAAAATAAATCTCCTGAAAGCAACTCAGAGTTCAATCTTGAGGCATTCGCAAAGCAAGTAGCTGC